CATTTGGGTCAGGCTTATTTTGTGCCGCAATCAAAGCATCTAAATCTGCGGCACTGTACGGCAGAACGTCGTTTAGTGACGGACGGACATATTCTTTAAGTTGTAAAGATACGGAATCCGGATCAAGCTCCAGTCGGGCTTCGATAGCTTTTCTCTGAGCGCCTGTTAAGGGCTGACCGGGTGTTGTAATAACTTCGCCAGTTGCGGTGGTAATAGTTTTAGCACGAATTTGTCCAATGAGCGTATTTTCAAACCTGTTGAAGTCCGTGCCTGTGAGCGTCCCGTCAGCAAATCCGTCCAGAATTTTCTGATCGGTAACCAGTGCAGTGGCTTCGGAAGCACTAAAGGAGGTGTCCGTCTTAGGACGAGTTAGATTACTCATTTGAAGAAAACCAGCGTTATCAGGTTTAGCTAAAAATTCCTCGATTTCAGAGGTTTTAACAACTTCTTCAGCGCCAGACTTAGGGTTGTACATGTTTGTGAACCCTTTCTCCGGGTCAACGATATTTTCAAGCGTGTAGCCTTGCTCATTAATACCATCCAACTGCGCCTGACCAAACTGATTAACGTCAACTATTGTACTCGTTCCACCGCCAACAACACGCATGAACTTCGGCGCTCGGCCTAGCCTAGCTTTTTGCAATGCCGCTGTTATAGCTTGCTGGCCTTCAACATCTTTTTCTGCCGAGCTTAATGCGGCCATGTCTAAGGAACGGTTAGCGGACCGTGCATCAAGGGCTTGCTTGTCTTTCAAATCTTGTATGGCACCAGTACGCGCACCGAACTTATCCAGTAGCTGGGTCTCTCGTGCCGCTTCGGCTAACCGTTGAGCAGGGCTCATCTGACGGGAACCGGGCGTAGAAAACGCCAAAGCAGTATTAGCTATATCAAACAACATCTGAGACTTAGTAAGGTCGCGTCGCTCGTCAAGCATCGCCTGATCTTGAGCGGTATCGTCGCCAATAATGCTACGATACAGGTCTTTTCTTTGGTCAAACGCTGTTTGAATAGGCGAAACAGGGTCAGCACCCGGAGGACCACCGGCCTGCATATATTGTACGGCACCCCCGTATCTAAAATTTACAGGTGGCTGGTTGCCTACCCCCATCATCGCGGGGTCCATAGGAGGAGCCATCATCGCGGGGTCCATAGGAGGAGCCATCATCGCTTGATCCGTGGGCGGCGCGGTGTTAACCGTGGACATAATGCCCTCGGCCATCGGGCCTTCCATAGCTACATCGCCCATTGAATCGGCGGCTAAACCACCAATACCTTGGTCTACAGCAGCTAGTTGCATAATCGGTTGTACTAAAGCTAGAACACTGTCGGGGGTGTCCTGTGCATCTTCCGGACCCACCAGTTCAGCCAGTTCTGCTCGTCGAGCTTCAACCGGTTGCTGATCGCCGCGGACCGCGTTCATCATGCCTTCAATGTCTTCGGCTTGATCTAGGCCTTGAATCTGGCCCTCTATCTCGCCAAACATGCCTGCCAGAACATCAGGATCGACTTCACCGCCTTGAGGGGCAGGTTCTTGCATCATCATGGGATCAGGTGCTTGCATCATCATGGGATCAACCATGCCGCCTTCCTGCATAGTACGTGGAATAACGCCACGGCCCATTAGAATGTCTTTTTGCGTTATCTCACCGTCACCGCTGTAATCTGGGAAAGCGGCTCCGCCTTTAGCAAACATCTGACGACCCATCAAACTTCTATTCATCACCCACCACCTCCAAATAAACCTTTAGCTCCAGCGGCGGCAGATAATCCTGCAACACCAAGGCCAAGCATTGATTGAGCCGAAGACACGTTAGGTGCCGAAGACCCGGATACAGACATCTGTGTAGATGGCGCACCCTTATAAATATCAGATACAAAACCTAGTCTATTGTAGGGCTCATATATCTGTGCCAAGTCAGATGCACGGTCGGCTTCGAGAACTGCCTGCCGTTGCGCTTGATCCTGCTTGCCCAAATCGAACAAGAAGGCATCCTGTTTCTGACCTAAATTCTGTTGTAGCTCACCTAAACTAGCTTGCTGTAGTCCTAGTGTACCAAGAGCCTGTCCACCTTGCAGACCTAATTGAGCATAATTCGCGCCCAACGCTCCAATACCCTGACCAATCTCAGACTGCATTTGCGCGCCCTGCAAACCTAACTGACCGGCTTGTTGTGCGCCCTGCAAACCTAACTGAGACATGCCTTGACCTAGCTGACCCTGCTGCTGGGCACCTTGCATACCCATTTGAGCCATACTCTGGCCTAGCTGGCCTGACTGTTGGGCTAACTGTCCTTGCAACTGCGCGGCGTTCATGCCGGTAGTAGCCATAAGCTGTTGTGCGCTCATGCCCGTCTGTGCCATAGCCTGTGCATTAGACGAAGCAAATTGTTCCGCGGTCATACCTAACTGAGCCGCTTGTGCAGCATTCTGTGCCGCAAATTGTTCTGCCGATAGCCCTAGTTGAGCCGCTTGAGCCGCATTTCTAGCCGCCGCATCTTCAGCCCCCATCGCAAACTGAGTGCCTTGACCTATATTTTGAGATGCAAACTGCTCCGCGGTCATACCCAATTGCGCGGCCTGTGCCGCATTTCTAGCCGCCGCTTCAGAGGCGCTCATTTGAGCTTGAGATATCTGAGCCGCATTTTGAGCCGCAAATTGTTCCGCGGTCATACCCAATTGCGCCGCTTGCGCCGCGTTCTGTGCGGCTTGTGCTTGTGCTGACAGACCCAACTGACCGGCCTGTAAAGCGCCAGACTGACGTAGGTTCTGTGCATTTATACCAGTACTGGCCGCAAGTTCTTCTGCCGACAAGCCTAGCTGGCCTTGTTGAGCCGCGGTACTAGCCGCAAGTTCTTCTGCGGAAAGACCCAGTTGAGCGCCCGCTTGAGCAGCCTGTAGTGCAGTACCTGCTCCGGCTTGACCCAGAGAACCCGTAAGTTGAGCCGCTTGTTGCGCTCTAGCCTGCTGTGATTCAAAGGCTTGCTGTGCCCGCTGTGCAGAGCTTTCAAAGCCCTGTTGGCGCATACCTGCCGCTGTTTTAGCCTGCTGCTCTAGTACATTTCGAGCTAACTCTGTCTCCATGATACCGCTTCGCGATCCACCGAAAGCGCCTGCTGAAACAGCGCGAGCCATTTCAGACTGTCTTTGAATGTTGCCCTGACGACGTATGTCCGCCAAAGCTTGGTCAATAACAGCGTCATCGTACTGATTTGAAAAAGCTGATACCTGACTCGGATCAAAAGCGCCTGTAGTACCGGCTAATTGACTGATGCCTTGCTGAGAAGTCTGAGTACCTAAAGCACCCGCTTCCTGTAAAGCTTGTGCCGCCGCACTAGTTATGCCGCGGGCACCTGTAATTGCTTGCTGGGAATCGGTCAAAGCGCGCTGTGAAGCAGTTAAACTTCCGGCTCTGGCCTGATCCTGTACATTCTGTGCGGCTTGCGCCACCTGATTCACACCGCTAAGTGCCCCACCATATGCTGATATACCACCTAAAGTAGAGGCATCTAACTGACCTGCTCCTTGTGCGGCATAAGACCTTGAAAGTGCGGTACTAGGGGCTAAGTCTTGCGCTAAACCCGTAGCCGCTTGTTGCATTCCTGCGGTGGCTTGGCCTAAACCTTGTCCCGCCTGTCCCGCATACGCTCTACCTGCCGCAGACGTTTGAGCCAACCTAGCATCGCCAGACTGAGCCAACCTTCGGCCTATGTTTGTAGATTGTCCTAACTGACCTGCCGCTGTCCCAGTTAATCCCCTAGCCGCCGCACTGCCCGCATCTAACTGACCTCCGGCTCGTGCTGCCGCCGCACGGCTTGCCGCGTCTGTCGCAGAAAGTCCTGCGCCAAGCTGACCTACAACTTGGCCTGTACCGGCCTGTACGCCTTGAGCTAACTGACCTGCCGCTAAACTAGCCTGACCCAGACCCTGTTGCGCGGCTCGCGTGTCGCCAACTCCGGCAAATAAAGCTTGGTTAATACCCTGTTGCGCGGCCCGCGTGTCGCCTATACCTGACGCAAGGGCTTGATTCATACCAGTTTGAGCGGCACCAACTTGACCCGCTACGCTTTGACCCGCAGTGTCCATGTACTGGGCGGCACGAGTCTGATATGGTTGTGCGTTAGCCAACGCATTGGTCATAGAGGATTGAGCGGCCCCTAAAGTATTTGTAGCACCCTGTATGTACGGTTGGAAAGCGCCAACGCCTTCGTTTGCGCGTTGCATGGCCTGCGATTGCATGTCCGACATGCCCGCAACTTGCTGGCGAGGTAGTGCGTAGGACTGGCGTTGAGCCATAACGGGGTTGCCATCAGCGTCAACCTGACCCGTATTGTACGACTCCATGATGGGTCTACCATCAGCGTCGAACTGTGGTAAACCTGCCGGTTGGGAGGCAAGAGCTTGTGCGTCACGAAGTAGGGCGAGTTTATACGCCTCTACTTCGGGGGCTTCTCTTACAATCTGTTCGGTAGTTTCAGTAGTCATTAAGCCATTGCTCCTCCGCGACGCTCTAGATCACGCATCACGGTGTACATGTTTTTTATGCCTTGTTCGGCATTTCCATTTCCAAGCCCTTTAACAGCATCGGTGGTCATAACAAACTCACCCGGCATAAGCATGGCTTTCACACTGTCTTCGTTAGCTATTCCCTCACTCGGCATGATTCCGCCTATGCGTCGAGGGAAAACACCGCCACCGTCAGCCCCGTATAAAGGGTCTTCTTCAGCAGGTACTTCTGTGTAGTAAGGGTTGTAGTTAGCACCGGTAGTAGTTCCACCCAGATAGCCTCTAGGGTCGGTTCCAGCAAATAAAGAATACTTGTAAGGGTCTTGTTCTAGAAGATCGGAACCCGTAATCATGTTGCCAAACTGATCTCTCTCCAAGATCCCAACTTGCTCTTGATCGGGGACTTCAAAGAAACCGCCTGCGCTTGCGGCACCTAGTGCTAGGGGCGCGTAGCCCGCTACTTTTGACAACATGCTAGTACCCGCCGCGGCGGCTTCTTGCAAGAAAGGTTGTTTGGCGGCATCAGTTAGAGTAGACCAAGTTTCAGGACCTCCGGACGCTTTTATAGCCGCATTTACTTGGAAGTTAGGTAAGAAAGCTTCTTTTAGATTAGTACCAAACCCACCAAACTCACCCGAAAGTAAGTCTTTTCCGGCTTCGCCAAGGTTGCCTAAGAACGTGCTTGCCGAGCCGCGGGTCGCGTCTGCAATAGTTCCTGCTGAAGTTGCCGCATCTACGCCACCTGCCGCCAATTCTGGCTTGACGTAAGAAGTGCCCATAGCATCTTGTATTATAGAATCTGTTGGAAGTGGTGTTGCATAAGCATTTCCCATAGCCGCTTGTACGTCAAGACTCCCGGTATTAACACCTTGACTAAGGGCCGATCCGGCGTTCGCCGCAGGATTAGCGGCGGTAGCAAAGCCTATTGATCCGTCTGCTAAAGTAGTTACGCCGGGATCAAGACTAAGGCCTGCCCCCGAAGTTGCCGCATCTATGCTACCCGAAGTTGCCGCATCTATGCTACCCGAAGCCGTAGCATCTTTTACCGCATCTATCTGTGCCGTGGTCTGGCTCAAATCTGAAACAGGTACTGGGACAGGTGCTTTAAATGCTCCTGTAAAGCCTTCGCCAAACGTGCCGCCCGAAATCTTAGATTGGGCACCTTTAAAAACGCCTGCTGAAACGCCTGCAATAGCGGCAGATTTCAAAGCGTCTCCAATGTTTCCGCCTTGTATTAAGGTACCTACACCTGATCCGAGGGCCGTGGCATACGCCGCGCCAACCCCAGTAATACCCATAGCAGGAAGCATGTAAGGCATCGCAATCGCTAGTATAACCGGAGCAAACTTCTTCAGTACTTTACCAACTTTCTTAACGGCCTTCTTAATTCCCTTCCATACCTTGGAAAAGAAACCAAACTCTCTCAAGCCTGTTTCAGGGTTAAAGCTGTTCTCAGAGTTACCTACAACATATCTTTCGGGGTCTTCAATACCCGCTTCACGCAGGTGCTGGAAAATAGATTCTTTTAGTTCGGGACTTTGCTCAATTAAGCGGCGGGGAACAACAAGCTCACCCGTCTCAACGTGAACTACTTTATCATCACCAAAACGACCGTATGCGGCCATCTTGTTAGCAATATTTTCAAAGTTAGCTAGGCCTTGATCACCAAATTCTTGGCGCGCATTTTGCCTTTCAAGAGTAGAAAAGTCCTCGTCAGACATGATGAAATCACCAATGCCTCCTAACGGTACCTGTTCTACGTCTAGCTGTTCTGCTTGTTGTGTCATTATCCCGCTCCACTTGGCAATGATATGCGCTAACGCCTACATCATTGTACTGAGTTTATTGGTTATCGTCTATCCCGTGGTAACTGTCACAGAACCCACCGCACTGGTGCCAACCGAGCCCCGTGCATGTGGTGTATTAACTTGAGTAATCTTTAAAAAGCCGCCATGGTTAAAAACTCCACCTGTTTCCAAGCCACTGTCGTCATCTTGTAGTTCCGTCAAAACCAGAGTAGTTGCTCGCCAAATACCCGGATTGTTTATTTGTTGCAAAAATACCGAGAAAGACCGTACAACTTCCGACATAAACCGACGATTATACGTTTCCGGGGCATTAGGAAACTGAGGTGGGACTAGTCCGCGAGACATTATTGCCGCCCATCTTGGCGGATATCTACCCGGGGAGTGCCTAACCTCCAGCTAGTGCCTGTAGTAGTGGACTGAACCTTCAAAGCAAAGGACCGCCCTCTTAACCGTAGATGCACTTGCTCCGTGAACTGCTCAACAGGTGCCGTAGCGGTTCTAGTTACTGCATTTGTGTTGCTCTGCAAATAATTGCCACCCGGAAAGTTACGTGCCTGAAAGATAAAGCTTGCACTGGGGGAATCGTTAGTAGAGCCGTCAAAAGTTAAATCAGGAAGTACTCTTCGCATAAATACAAATCGGTCACCGTCTCCAATAGATACCTGACTGCTCTCAATATACGCCGTTATTGCGGAAGCGGGGCTTGTACTGCCGTCGTCGTAGCCAATCTCTTGTAAATATAAGTACCCGTTTTCACCCGCAGAGATAGGATCGTCGTTAACCCCACGGTCTAGCCAAGCACTTCGCGCTAAAGCACCGTAGTACCAAACTTGCTCGGCGTAGTTGTACACCACGTAGCGATCATTGTCAGAACTGCTTGCAGACGGGTAAAACCACCAGATTTCGGAGAAGCTAGAGTTAACACCCGCTACTACCTTAGACCTTTGAGAAAGGTTTATATCGTTAAAAACAAAACTTTTTACAGTACAAGGCAGCTTTTGAACTTGTCCTGTAAAGACGTAAAACTCTTCTAAACCCATCCAAAACACGTTGTCATCAACCGCTACTGCGGACAAAGGCGACATAATCGTAATGTTATCGGCTAGTTGCGAGATACCAAAAGTAAACGGAGGCCCCACAAACTGCATGGCGTGTAGGGAAGTATCCGTAATAATTAGTATCTGTTGGCGGGTTTCGACTGCGGTTACAATTTCAGACCCCGAACCAATGCGTAAGTCACCGGCTGTATTTGTAACCTGAGACTCCCACGTAAACGGATCGCCTTGTGCGGAGAACCTAACTAACAAAGGGTCTTGAGTTCCAATGTCGTCTTGAGCATCGCAACCAAATACTACTACGTGCTTGTCACGGTCAGAAACCAGAACTTGCTTACCAATAGTAGGTGTTGTCGCGTCGGTGGACAGGGCGCTTAATGCAACTGCGCGGTCCGCGGGCCCTGCTGACTTATCCCAGTAGAATATCCCGGCATCCCGAGCATTAATTAATAAATCTTCGCCAAAGTTATCGTGTGACCAAATTCTTAGTTCCGCTCCAGCAACTAAGGAAGATGAGCCCGAGTTCCACGTGCCGCGGCCCCATGTACCTGCGCCCCAACCAGTACCAATTACAGTGGTATCTAGACCCGTGTTTACTTGATATTTAGCGCGGGAACTGCCCCCGCCGTTTCCGGAGTCTTGTGACGCAGCATTTACCGCAGTCGCCACGATAGCTCCGTTAACCGTAACCGAATCAATAGTAGAAACGGTTCTAGCCGAGATGGTATAAGAATTGGAGTTTACAACGGTGACTATTTGATATTCTTGATTTAAAATCGCGGCGGTTATATTTCCTCCACTACCCAAATCTGCGGCACCATCAAATGTAACAAAATCATTTTCAACCGCACCGTGGTTAGTTTCTGTAACGGTTATCAAAGGAGAACCGTTCTGTACTTTGGCAAACGTAACGTCGCCCACGGCAGTAGTTAACCGAAGCGGGGTTATATCAGTGTAACCGCCACCTTCTTCAATATAGTATTTAAGATGCGTTCCAACGCCTATGTAACGTGAACCATCTAAAGCGATAAAAGGGTGTAAAGTACGGGCGGACCCTAAGTAGCTTTTAGTACCCTTTTTTTGCCACCCACCTATTTTCTCAGGTGTTCCAGAGCGAAACCTAATTTTGTCACAGTCGAACCAACCCCCTTCGTTTGTATACGAAGTGGTTTCGCGGTTAACACCGGGTCTAAACTGTAACTTCGTAAGCGGCATATCATTTACTCAATAGGGGTTCGTTTACAACAGGCAGCAAACTTAATAAATTACGTTAGTTAGTAGGCTGACGTTGAAGCAAGTTGAGGATGGCCTTGGTGTCTAAGCGTACTTCTGACAAGTCCTCAACAGCGTTGTCTAGCTGTATCTAGCTGCGGTTACTGATGCGTCTTTTATAAGACTGCTTGATACTTGTGTTGTTGCCATTTCTTAGCTCCCTAAAGTTGGCCGCGTGGCTGGAAAGTCATCACTCGCAGGCCAGTTACGTAAGGCTGTACGGTAAGTCATGTAAGCTGCACGTTGTGGGTGATCTGCCACAGGGACTATGAAGTCTGTAGCTAACAGTTCTGAGTCTCGCCAGTTACGCTCTCTAAATGCAAGGGCTTCTGCAAGTAGTTCATCAGAGAATGTTTCCTCAGCTTTCGGGCGATACTCGCCTTCACTGTACTGCGCTTCAACAAAAGACGCATCGGCTACGATTCGGTTAATAACATCGCCATCAGAGTTTAAAATTTCAAATATTTGCATGAGATTCTCCTTATGCGAAAGCTGTGTAGTGAATAAAGACCATACCTTGACCGCCGTTACTGCCACGGAAATTTTGGTTCTCCACTTTTAAACACCCACCGCCACCGCCTCCAATGCCTCCGTTGCCGTTGGGGAAAAAACTTACATCATTAGTCGTACCAACAAGGGCACCGCCTCCAGCAAAAGCACCGCCATTACCAGAAACTTTACCACGGTCGTTAGTTTTGCAACCGCCACCGCCAGCGCCCATAGAATCATTCCAGTTTCGGACGAATCTAGAGTCTACGTTGTTCTCCGCTGCTGTCGTTCCGCCACCATTAGCACCATCTGCGTTAGCATCACCGCCGCACCCACCTCTAGCAGCATTTATACCTGTAAGGCTTCCGAACGTTGAATTACCAGCTAAATTTATGTTCGTATCGCCCATACTACCTTCCGCAGTGAACATATACTGCCGTATTATCCGAGTGCCTTCCTGACACGCGCCGCCACCACCAGTGCCGCCAGCTTGATAATTATACGAGCCATACTTAGAAGAGCCTTCGCCTCCAATACCTGCACCACCAGTAGCTATGTCGTTGTCCTGTCCATCGCCTTCAATACTACCACCACGATACCCGACACCTTGAATTGCAACCGCGCCACCGCCCGTAGCTACTTTTTTACCACTACCCATAGAATCATTTGCCGCTATAGAGCCGCCAGTACCGCCAGTGAAATTGTACGTCCCGTTGCTTGCCGACCCACCTGCTGCTCCGGCTCTAGCTGAGTTAGAACTTGAGGCTTCAGCGCCACCAGTACCACCGTTAGCGGTTAATGTAGCGGATAGGCCAGTACCTGCAACAGTTGAGTTACCGCCAGCCACGCCTGTTGAACTCGAACTATTGAAAGGGGTAAGCCCACCAGCACCAACGGACACTGTAAAACTACCACTAGTAGTTACCTCTAGACCTTTAAACTCGCAATAGCCTCCAGCGCCACCACCGCCAGCAAAGCCAACACCTTTACATCTGCCGCCAGCTCCACCACCGCCAATTACTATAATGCTAACTGTTCCATTTTTTGGGGGTACAAATGTTTGAGATTTATCTAAAACAATCTCTTGAAGAACACCTACACCGACACCTGCTCCTAATTTAATAGCCATTTATAACTCCTTCCATCCGATTGTTGAATCAACGTACACAAGCGTTGCAGCAGCGTCTGCCGCCAATGTTCCGTCCTGTGTTTGAGAATTAATTTTTTGTGAATTGCGACCTATAGTAATTAATGCTGCACCTGCGTTCTTGACAGTGACAACAGCACCCGCTGAAGGACTAGCTGGGAGCGTAAGAGTAAAAGCAGACGAAGCATGATTGCCTATAATTTGATCACCAGACACCATTGTGTAACCGCTTGTCTTGATCAGCCAGTCGTTGTATAAACCGCCTACGGCTGCAAACGACAATACGCCAGAGCCGTTAGTGACCAGAGCCTGACCGCTACTACCTGCTGAACTCGGCAGAGTTAGCGTAATATCTGCGGTAGACGCAGGGCCAATAAGTTTTACCTTGTTTGTACCGTTGTCGCTGTCCTCAAAAAACTCAATAAATCCTGCGCTGGCAGCGGCGTTCTTTAGCTGTAAGCCAGCATTGACAACAGGCGTTGTTAAAATAGGAGTTGTTAAGGTCTTGTTAGTTAACGTCTGTGTAGCCGCAATACCCGCCAGAGTATCCGTAGATGCTGGAAGGGTAAGAGTTACGTTACCTGAAAACGCAGAGTGTGCAGGCGCTTGAATTTGAGCATAGTGCGCGTTGTTTGACTCGCAATAGAACTTAACTGTTGACCTAGTTCCACCATTCTTTAGGGCTATATCTCCCTGAGATATGACCACACCGTTGGTTGAGCCTCCCGCTACACCCAAAGTACCTGCAAGAGTTGTGTTTACCGTACCGGTTGGAATCTGTAAAACAGCGGCATCCGCATCGTTCTTAATAGTGACATCGTTGGTAGAGCCCTGACCTGTAAGGATCAATCCTTCTGCGGCGGTAAATCCTAGCGCGGCACCGTCTCCAGCGGCGGTGTCACCCGTTGCTTTTAAAGTACCCGCGGCGACTAAGTCTCCCGCAACTGTTACGTTTACCGTACCGGTTGGAATCTCAAGAACATCTGCGTCAGCATCGTTCTTAATAGTTACGTCATTCGTAGAGCCTTGGCCGGTTAGGATAAGACCTTCTGCTGCGGTAAAGCCTATCGCGGCGGAATCACCTGCCGCAGTATCTCCGTCCGGAGTAAACGTAGCCGCAGTTAAGTCTCCAACAACATCCACAGCACCTGCAAAATTTACAGTAGTTGTTCCCGTAGGAATCTCAATTACATCTGCGTCTGCGTCATTCTTGATGGTTACATCATTCGTAGAGCCTTGTCCGGTTAGAATAAGACCTTCTGCGGCGGTAAAACCCATTGCCGCGTTATCGCCAGCGGCAGTGTCTCCGGTAGCTTCGACAGTTGATCCTGTAATTACTCCAGAGGCCGTAACGGTTGTACCGTTTAAAGTTGTCGCAGTAAGCGCAGTAACCGCTAAGTTAGCATTTACGTCAGTAACGGTGGCACCTGAACCGCCGCCATTAAATTTAAGGACATAATCTTTTCCAGCCAACAATTCAAAATCATTGCTGGTGTTATATGTGCCTTGAAAAATAAGAATAGAGCGTGAGCCGGAAAGGCTGTTACGGAAGTACACCACCTTTTCAGCATCGTTTGGCGTTAAAGCAACGTAGACCGTAGCGCCAATATCTCCGCCATCAACAAACTCAATGTATTTGTTACGCCCGTTAGAAACAGCGCCGTCTGTAATAGGTAAAGAGTTTGGGGAACCTGTTGAACCTGTGGCAGACAATGTAACCGAAATAATCCCGTCAACCGCTTGATCTAGCATGTCCATATTGGTGTTTGTAGTGTCCCCCCAAGTACCGGATTGTTCCCCCGTACCGGGCTTTTCAAGCCCTAAGAAAGTTGTATATGTACTAGCCATTTTAAATTACCCTCAAGCTGATTTAACTAAAATTATTTAATTTACTACCATTTCTGTCCAAGTTGCTGTTTCGGCGGGAGCAATACGCCCCCATACCAATACAGCGCCTACTTGGGCGGTAGCACCAAGTCCTGTAACTGCAACTGATACGCCTGTTCCCGTCTCTACGGTTACACCGGTTACCCGTGCCACAGCAACTTGTCCTACCGGCGCGGCCTGTATCTCAAAAATAACTGTAACGCCACTTAAAGCCGAAGTAGCACTAAAAGCAGTGTCTATTACACTGTTACCCCACGTGGACTCTCCCCACCCTTGAGTAGAGGAGTTCCATCCGGCAAAAGCTGTTACCGCGTCTGTCATTATGCAATTCGTATGATAGCGTTACTAGCGTCAGCCGCTGGCATCACGATCACAAAGTCTCCAGAAGATGACGACTTATCGGCTCCAAAATCTAACACAAGAACGGACTTATCGCCTTGCGTATCATTATAAATCAAAGCCCCTCTAGCCGTAATCGTGCTACTAGAAAACGTAACGTCCGAAAAATCACAGAAAGCGGTGGTTCCTGAACTGGTAGGAGTTACGCTAGTTAGCGTCGCTCCGCCCGTGGTGTATCCATTGCCGTTAGCGACTTCGTTTGAAGTGGCATAAGCCGTTGTGGAAGCGTTCAAAGTGGCGCTGTTTGTGTACAGAGCCAGTTTAAAAACATTTCCGCTAGTGTTAGTAAAGTTATGAGTACCCGTTAAAAGCTGTGTTTTAAAGCTTGTACACATAAAGTTTCCGTTAAAAGCCATTATAATCTCCTGATTAATTCAGCAAGTTGCGGTTGTCCCGCGTTGTTTAGTTCGTTAAAAACGGTTGTTCTGTCGCTTTTAACCGCTTCTCGCAAATAAAAAGTGACCACTGCCTTTACTTGATCTCTAAATGCTAAAGCCTGCCCTTTAATAGCCGGTGGAGCGTCATCTGAGATATTTATAATGTGATTTACACATCTTTCGGCAATTTCTTCCGGGGTAAACCCTCGGTTAGACGACGTTTGGACCGTAATCCCAAAGTCTTCGCTCATAACTACGGGGTTTGTAATCATTGCTTCGCCCTTATAACCATTCCAGTTCGGTACTCGTCTGTAACTTCTTTAGCTTCACCAAACATCTTTAAGGAAGTTAACGCCTCGGTAAATCTTTTCTGGTATTCTTGCACCATATCTGCTTCACCCTTCATATAAGTATAGCATTCTACTAAACTTCCATATAGTAAGGCTACCTCTGCATTTATACTCAGCCAAGTGGTTCCCGAATCCGCGCCCGCAGTCAAACTATCCGGTCTATAGAAGTAATGAAGTTCCACAAAATAATTCGTGTCAGGAGTGGGACCAACAATAAAGTTAACAACGTCAAACATCGCATAACACTTAGGCGCACCGGTGACCGTAAGAGTAGGGTTATAAGCTTGAACAAAATCTACGTCACGGTAGTCCAAAAAAGTTTTTTCAGTAGTGTCTGAAAAAGAACCGTCCGCTAGTGGAGGCTGTACGGTAAAAGAAAATGGCGCTAAAAAGTCCTCCGGTAAGTTAATGTACGGGTTACCTTGAGTTAAAGCCGCTTGAGCATTTTTTCTAAACAATGATAACTGGACATTCTTTAAAATGCGCTCTTCGGCTTGACGTATAAAAAGTGGAAGATTAGAGACAAAGCTTGTCTCATCGTTTTCTGTGTAGTCTTGTAGCGCCGTCTTTAGCTGTGCGTATGTAAAGCTCATACCGTTACCTTAACCTGTCCTACACCGCCCGTTGCTCTCAACGGATTTGGTGTTAAATTTTCATTTCCCCTAAAGCCAACTGGGTCAAAACCGTATTGTATATTACGCTGGGACTCTAAGTTTGTTTCTGGTCTAGCGTTCTGCAAAGCTTCCGGATCAACGGCTTTCTTAAAAGGCCCTAGTTGAGGCTGTTTAGCCTCAAACTCATCCTTACCAACTAAAGAGCCGTTCCACTCTTTACGCATATCTTTATAGCGATACCGCATTCCAGATCGATCTGAGATAGCGTAAGCGTTTTTACCTGAAGCATACTTAGCCATTTTTAAGACCTAAAGTACATGTAGCTTGGGGTAATGTTAAAAGAAGCGCGATCACGGTCTTCCATCATGGCGCGATCAAACTCTTCTTCATAAATAGTCTTTAGCAACTGTACCTTATTCGGCGCTCTTTTTACCGAGAGGTAGTAAGCCAGACCTGCCGCTAAACAAGGGTAGAAACGGAAAGGTATTTCTAAAGTGTTTGTAGGAGTGTTGGCATCTTGTATTCGAGTTAAACGAGTAAATTTTATGACATCGGTGTTATTTTCGGGTACCGGCCAAATTTTTAAAGTAGGTGTTACTAACCGATCAATAAAATATTGGTTAGCTCTTCCAGTGGTAGCCTTATTGGGGATACTAAAAAAGCCATCTCTGCTTAAACGAGCAACACTAAAGTCAGTTGCAGATCGAGTGACCACCACAGACAACAAATCAATAGTAGAGTTTACGTTGGAAAAGTCTACGACTGCCGATACAGTTGACGCTGTACTGCTAGTTCCGCCTGTAAGTGTTTCACTAAGACTGAAAGTACCTTCTGGTATTGTAATGGCTAGACTTGTGGCCGACGGAACGCTTGTTACGGTAGCTGTTGCTCCGCTAGTTCCGCCAGTAATTGTTTCGGCAACGGTATATCCAGTGGAAGACGCTACTGAAATAGTTAACGTGCCCGCAGGATATACACCTACCCCTGTTGCCAGAGGAATGGTAATTTCTTCAATAGTCCACGCATTTAAACCTCGGTTGGCCCACTCGGCTAACATAATGTTTAAAGATCGTTTTGCTGTTTTAAGATCATAACCTGTACGAACCTCTAAGCCGCAACGCTCAAACGCTTCTTCAATATATTCGGTAACGTCTAGCTCAAAATTAGTGCTGTTAGAGGTTGCCATGTTTAATTATCCTCGTTATTCTCCGTCACTGTCTGAATATAAATTATCAAAAACAATAGACGGGTCTGTATAACTTTCATGCCCTTCAGCCGAATGAACACGCTGATTTGGGCAAAAATCCGGTGCGCCCTGCCCTGTCTTCCACAAAGCTGGGCTAGTTGCCCGAACTCGGTTGTTTGGTAATGCCACTATATTACCATACCAAGGACCGGGTTCTGTAATATACATCACATGACTCTGTTTATGCTGTGCGGGATCATCCGCTATGTGGTGATCGGTATAATCCACAGTAAACATGTAGCGAGCAGAGTAAAACTCGTGGTCTATCTTAGCTACCCAAGGACTGCTACTAACGCGGTCCATAGTAATCACAGAATGATCCCGGGACTCGCAATCCCACGGTTGCGCCAAATGATCGGCCATTTCTTCAGGCCATTCTGGCATTACAATATCGGCAACCAACGCCTGTAGGGGCATCCTAGCCCACATTGCACCCCCATGAACGTCATCTATTTCTTCGTCATCGTTCTCACACCCTGTAAAAACAACTTGAAAGCTTAAAGATCGGTCTGGAATAGTATTTACGGCAATAGCAAGTGCATGTAAATACTCGCCTTGATAACGCAAATGGTTACAAGTGTATTCTTTCCTAACCCAGCACTTAAAGTGCGGAATGTTACTAATTAGGTAAGACACTACGTCTTTACAACTTTGTAACCTTTATCTTTCAAGAACGACCGCGCTTGTGCAACAGTCATACCTGACTCTTTCTTTTTAGCTTTAGATTTAACAGCACCGCCGCTTTTCATGTACTTAGCTGTTTTATTCTTAACAGCACCACCGCTCTTCATGTACTTAGTTGATCCACGCATAGCTACACCTCGTTAAAGTTTTACAACAGAACCTTGGGTTCTTTTTCTACGATTAGACATGACCGCACCACAACCTCTTGCAATCACGCCGCCTTTACTCATTTTCTGCACTTCTGCCGCTTTAGTGTTTTTTACAACTTTTTTCTTAGAAGCCTTCTTTTTCCGCGCAGTTGCCGCTCGCTCTGATTTTGACAAAGACTGAGCTTTACTACGGGGCAAGCATCTATCCGGGTTTTTAGTGTCTTTAGAAGTCCCGCAAGACCCTTTAATGTTACCATCAGACCCTATCCTAACCCAGTCTTGGTCAACCCACTTCTTTAAATCACCCACAAGATGTTCTCACTTCTTTTTAGGTTTTTTTTTCTCATAGCCTTTGCTATGGTCTTTTTTTATTTTTTCCAAAACTTTTGCTTGGTTGGCATGAAGCTTGGACGCTTTTTTTAAACCAGCAATAACTTTATCTAAATCTTTTGTAGAATGAGGCATGTTAACGTCCTTTTCTTTTACCGCCTTTAGATTTCTTGGCGTAATTAGGGTCTTTACAGTATTTAGAGGCCGCTAAATTAGCGTAGGCCGAGGGATACGTGTCAAAAGTACGCTTTGCCCAAGCTTTACCCTCTGGGCAAATCTTTCCGCCAGACTTCTTTTTTACCGATCCGCCTTTTTTCATGCGGATAACGGCGCATTTGTTTGATTTGGGTGATCCTGCACCTAAGTTAACGGCGCTTACCATGCTTTACAACTCCAGTAACGCGCTGAAAACTTATCTTTTGCAGTGTCGCACTTATGCCTAGCCCGAAAACTGGTTCTCCGGGCAGGCTGGTCTTTTTTAATGGACATGTTGGGGTCACCAAACCGAACTAGTTTGATTTCAGAGCCTTTTTTAGCTAAAACGGCGCTTTTTTTAGATTTTTTAGGGGTCTTTTTTGGTTTATTAAAACCCGGAAAAGTCTCCCCACGGTACTTTATACGGCCACTGGGAAGTCTTTCAACATCTTTTGTAGTAGCCATATAAAGACCTTTTTACGCAAAGAAAACGGTTATGGAAGCCATATTAGCGGCAGAATACGTTATGTACCCTCCCCCAACAAACAACATGCCGTTATCCGGTATGTCCGGGTATTCGGCGGAGTCTGCGTTTCCAACTGTATTAAACTGCATGTTTATTGTTCCGCCTACGGTACCTTCTCTAAAGCTGATGGTTCCGCCCGTAGCAGTATTGACTGCGTACATACCTCTTAAACGCATACGGCCCTCAAACATCGGGGCTCCTACGCTATTTGAAGTACCCGCACTCACCGTACCTGCCGGATCACCAACTGCTGTAATAGAGGTAACGGAAGTATAGTACTCGGTGCTGGTTACAGCACCGGCATTTCCTCCCGTAACTCGTTCAGAAGCCGCGGCACCCGTTTCATCTAATCCAACAATGTCAAAAGAAATGCCGGAATCATTGCCACCCGAAGTAATGGTAATTTTTCGTGCCGCATCCGTAACATACGGACTAGCAGTCAAAGTAAGGGCGGCATTATTTGCTACCTGTGCCGCGGTCGATATCGCCGTTGCACTTGCCACTGCCGCAGAGACAAATGTCGCTTTAACATCAGACATAAATTTCTCCTTTAGCTAATTACCCTACTGTAGAGATAGGCGTTCCTACAGAACTTGCCATCCATACCTGCTTGCCGCCAGTTACCGCAGTAATACAAGTAATACGGCATCTAGAGCCTATTCCCGAACCCGCTACAAAGGTAAAGGTGTCCCCTGCGTTTGTGATAACAGGGTTAGCCGCATTGCCTGCCGCTAGTTGCGTTTGGGCCAAGAAAGTACTGCCTGTTGAAGCAGGGATAGCAATAGTCGTTGTTTTACCAGAACCTACAGCGGTAGTTACTAAGAAGTCAAAATACGCGCCTTCTGTTGCAGTAGCTGAAGCAGGTAAAGTAA